TTTTAGATGAACTTGACCCAAAACGTGGGAATATTCAAAATGAAGTAATGCAAGATTGTTCAATTATGTGTGAAATAGCATTAAGAAGTAATGATAATTAAAGAAAAGATAAATAAAAATGTGGTAGGAAAAGATATGAATAAAATAACAAAATGCGTACTAGACAACTTGCCACTTATTATAATACAAATTGTTTTTATAATCATTATAATTTGCAAATTATTAAAATAATATTTTTAGTTGACAAACAAAAAACAAACGCTATAATATAATTATGAGAACAATTATTATTATAATAGTTTTTTTTATTTAGTACATTTTTTGATAATTGTGTAATATAATATAAGAAAGGAAGGTGTAATTTTGGCAAAGTATCAAGAGTGGTTATTAGAAGAAAATCTAAAAAATCTTAAAGAGTGGTCACAAAATGGATTAACTGATATACAAATAGCAAATAATATGGGGATTGGAGTAAGCACATTATATGAATGGAAAAATAAATATTCGGAGTTTTCGGAGGCATTAAAAAACGGTAAAGAAATAGCGGATTTACAAGTTGTAAATTCATTATATAAAAAAACACAAGGATATAACGCACAAATTAGAAAAAATTTTAAATTAAAAGAAGTTAAATATAATAATGATGGGAAAAAAATATCAGAAAAAGAAACATTAGTTATAGGAATAGATGAAGTGCATATTCCACCTGATACAATGGCAATAATATATTGGCTTAATAATAGAATGCCAAGCGAGTGGAAGAATAAGCAGGAGATAGTTACAACTAATTTTGAAAACTTTGAAACATTAGCAGAGAAATTAAAAATTAAGGAAAGCGAATGATACAATGGTGTGAATTTAGTGAAAAACATAAACGATATATAAACAATGCTTTAAACAATAGATTGAATTGTGCGGAAGGTGCTATTAGAAGCGGAAAGACAATAGACAATTGCATAATAGCAAGTATGTATTTAGAACATTGTAAAGATAAGATACATTTAGCGAGTGGAAGCACAATGCCAAATGCTAAACTTAATATAGGAGATTGTAATGGGTTTGGATTAGAATATTTATTTAGTGGAAGATGTAGGTGGGGAAAATACAAAGATAATGAAGCATTATACATAAACACAAAGACAGGAATAAAAATAGTTTTATTTGTAGGCGGCGGAAAGGCTGATAGTTATAAACGAATATTGGGTAATTCTTATGGACTTTGGATAGCAACTGAAATAAACGAGCATTTTGATAGTGAAGATAGCAGAACGAGTTTTATTAAAGTTGCATTTGGTAGACAGGTTGCTGCGACACAGCCATTGATATTATGGGACTTAAATCCTAGCAATCCAAGAGCAAAGATATATTCTGATTATATTGACAAATATAAAAAAGATGGATTAGTTGGCGGATATCAATACGAGCATTTTACAATAGATGATAATTTAAGTATTGGAGAAGAACGCAAGAAAGAAATATATTCAATGTATGATAAAAGTTCGGTATGGTTTCAAAGAGATATACTTGGGAAGCGTGTTGTAGCAGAAGGATTGATATATAGGCAATTTGCTGATAATTTACAAGATTATGTAAAAGATAATTTAAAAGGATTTAGAATTGACAAAATTACTTATGGAGTTGACTTTGGTGGAAACAAATCGTATACTACATTTGTAGCAACCGCAATATGTAATGGTTTTAAAGATGTTGTTGTTGTAGAAAGTGAAAGGCATAGTTCAAAAGACTTAAATCCAGAGAGTTTAAACGCTAAATTTAAAGAGTTTGTTGAGAAGTGTTATAACATATATGGATGTGGTGCTAAATGCTATTGTGATAATGAAGAAAAGGTTTTAATTCGTGGACTTAAAAATATGGCGATTGCAAATAGTTTGCCAGTAATAGTTGAAGATTGTAAAAAGATTAAGATAATTGACAGAATAAGACTTGTTTGTAGTTTGATATCACAAAGAAGATTTTATGTGTTAAGGCATTGTAAAAGTATGATAGACGCTTTATGTGAAGTTGTTTGGGACGATAAGCAAGTAGATGAAAGACTTGATAATGGAACAACTGATATAGATACAATGGACGCTTTTGAATATTCGATTGAAAGAGATTATAAATTATTGTTAATAGATAGGAGTTGATATGAATTCAAAAAATTATATAAATGCGGTTGGCAATTATTTGAAAGCAAATTATAGAAATATAAACTATTTGCCATATTGTTATAGGGTGCAAGACTATCTTGGGTGGTATATGGGAGAGTGTCAGTGGCATAAATATAAAATCTTTAATGGAAAGAAATGGAAAAATTGTATAAGAAAGAACTTAAATATGGCGAAAACTTGTTGCGAAGATTTTGCTAGTTTGGTATTAAACGAAAAAGTAAAAATAATTTTAAGTAATAGAAAGTCACAAATTGCTGTTGATAATGTTCTTAAAGACAATAATTTTTGGGTTATGAGTAATCAATTAGTTGAATTATCTTATGCTTTGGGAACAGGAGCTTTTGTTGAAAGTTGGGTTGACGATAAAGTTGTTATTGATTATATACACGGAGATTTTGTTTTTCCACTTAAATGGGATAATGGCGAGATAACAGAGTGTGCGTTTGCTATTGTTGGTGGGGATACATTAAATGATAAAATAACATATACATTATTGGTGCACACAAAAGAAGATGTTGAGTTTGAAGATGGCACAATAGATGAAAGATATGTTATTAAAAAAATATATTTAGATGCAGATGGCAGAATTGTTAAACCTTATGATATGGTTTCTGAATTAAATAGCGAAGAAGAAGATGAAGAAATATTTATAACTAATTCTAAAAAGCCATTATTTCAAATAATAAAGCCAAACATAGTAAACAATTATGACAAAACAAATCCACTTGGTATGAGTATATTTGGGAACGCAATAACAATTTTACAAAACATTGATATGGAATATGATAGTTTATATAGCGAATTTGAGCAAGGCAAAAAGAAAACTTATGTTAAGTCAGGAATTAAGACTATTGATATTAAATCAAAAGATGACACAACCATTAAAGATGTTATAGACCCGAACGATGCACAATATTATCAGATTGGCGATGATGAGTGGGAAAACGGAAAACCACCGTTATATACAAGTAATGAAGAATTAAGAGTAGATAATCACATAAATGGTATAAATCTTCAATTACAATTATTATCAAGAAAGGTTGGACTTGGCGATGGATTTTATTCTTTTAATGGTAATACAGTTGCAAGAACAGCAACAGAAATTATAAGTGTTAATTCAAGTTTATTTAGAAATGTTAGAAAGTTTGAATTGATTATTGAAAAAGCATTGATAGATATGTCTATTGTAATATTAAGTTTGTTAAATGATTTTGGCGGCGGAAACTATAATTTAGAGCAAGAAATTAGTGTTAATTTTGATGATAGTATTATTGAAGATACAGATAAGGTTTCACAAAATGCACTTTTAAAATACAATGCGGGGTTAATTGATAAAGTACAATATTTTGTTGAAACTGAAAATATGACAAGAGAACAAGCGAAAAAATATGTTGAAGAAATGGATATGACAGATACATATAAAGTACAAGATAACTTATTAGGTGGATTGGGTGGATTTAATGTAAATGAATAGGAGTATTTATGGAATTAGCAACAGCAAGATTATATACACCGACTGAAATTATTATAGATTTGCAAACAGAAATAAAGATTTTAATTAAAGAAGCGATTTACAATGTAAGCAAAATGATAAAGTTTAATCAAAATGTGGATAAGTTATTAGAAGATAATTTAAAGGAGATAGAAAATGAGATTTTAAGAGAAACTGCTAGAAAGGCATTAAAAAGATTTTCACAAGAGCAATTTGTGTTATTAGGCACAAATTTGGGATTTAGATTGTTGCCAGTTGTTGTTATGGCTGTTGGAGTGCAAGAAAACAAGATTGAAATACAAAAGCAAATTAATGCGTTAATACCTAAAATAACTCAAACTGATTATAATCAAGCATATAGTAATTTGGGGAACAGTCAAGCAAAAGTATTAAGAACTCAATCAATATTTAGTTATAGTGAGTTGACAGATAGATATGAAAAGCAACAAAAAATGGTAAGTGATTTGAAGTCAAAAACAAATTTAGTTATATGCGATACTCATAGCGATTGTAGTGATAGATGTTTTCATTGGCAAGGCAAGATATATAGTTTAGATGGAACAAGTGGAATTACAAGTGATAAAAGAAAATATCAACCATTAGAGAACGCAACACAAGCAAGAGATAAATACGGACATATAAATGGGCTTTTAGGATATAATTGTAGGCATAAATTAGTGGCATATAAAGATGGATTACAACCTTTAAAAGTTAGCAAAAAAGAACAGCAAATCGAAAGTGAATTATCTGCGAAGCAAAGGACTTTTGAAAGAAATATTAGAAATGCAAAAGATATGGCATTATCTTACAAGGGGATAAATCAAAAAAAATATGAACTATTTAGAGATAAAGCAAAAGCATTAACAAGTGAATATAAAAAGTTTTGTGCGGATAATAATAGGGTTGAGTATAGAACTAGATTACAAATTTAAAATAATAGTCCAAAACATAATGACTTTAAACTTTTGGAAAGTCTAACAAGACTATAAAAGGGGGATTATTATGGAAAATAATCAAGAAATTAAAGAAGATTTGACTGCGGAATCTCAAAACATTGCAGGTGCTGATGAAAATGCTGAAAGTTTGGAAAAAACAAACGAAGAAGCAAAGGAAAAGGCAAAAATAACTTTTACCAAAGAGCAACAAAAGTTTGTAGATGATTTAATTCAAAAGCGACTTTCTAGGGAAAAGGAAAAAGTTAACAAGGGCGAAGTTAATAAAGATGAAGATTTATTAAGCAAGTTTAATGAACTATCAAATGAGTTTAACAAGTCCAAAAGAGAAAATGCTTTAATGAAAGCAAAGATACCAGAAGAATTTAGGGATTATGTAGAATACAAGGTTTTAAAAAATGTTAATGAAGATACTGATTTTGAAACTGCTTTACAAGAGTTTATTGCGGATGAAAAAAATGCAAAATATTCAAAGGAAGTTTCTGCTTCAAAAGATATTGTAAAACCTGTTAATATGCCAAGACCTGTTAATTCTGGGAACAATGCTGATGATAAAGCGATAAAACAAAAACTATTACAAGAAATGTATGGTAATTAAAAAGGAGATAAAAAATGCCAAATTCAATAGTACAAAAAACAATGTTTCTTGATGTTTTGGATGAATTGTATAAAAGAGAAAGTTTAACATCTGTTCTAGACAGTGCACCATTAACATCAAGTCAAAACGATGCCAAAGAATTTAAAATCAACAAAATAACTGTTAGTGGTTTATCAGATTATGATAGAGCAAATGGTTATGCAAGAGGGTCAGTAGTGTCAAGTTGGGAAACAAAAACACCAGAATATGATAGAGGTCAAATACTAGAAGTAGATGTTATGGATAGCCAAGAAAGTTATGGTTCATTTACAAAAATTGCAGGAGTGCAAGAACGAGAAGTTGCAATACCTGAAATTGATGCTACTAGATTTGCAAAATATGCTACATCAGCAGGAGTAGGTGTATCTGCAACATTAAGTGCGGATAACATTATTGCGGCAATAGATGTAGCGGAAGCAACTATGGGCGATAAAGAAGTTCCTGATACAAATAGATATTTATTTATATCTTATGCGTGTTATGGATATTTGAAACAAGCAGCAGCAACAAGATTTGCTATGGTTGACTCGGCAACAAATATTGATAGAAAAATCGAAATGTATGATGGAATGCAAGTTGTTCCAGTACCAGCAGGAAGATTTTACACAGTATGTAATTTGTTAGCGGGTGGATATGAAAATAGTGGTTATAAAATTAACTTTATG